TGGATTTGTTAGCCCCCCCCCCCCCCCGCGAAAGCAAGGCTTAAATCCTGATTCTGTGTGATTTTTTCGTTACGATGGCTTCCACAGCATCTCGACCGGGATGCCGTGTTTTGCCGCCGTCTCAAGAATGAGCTTCGCATCACTGGCGCGACGTTCGATCTCCTCGCCGAAGTCAGCACCGAGTTCTTGGAAGTGGTCGGATAGCGTCTTGAGTCCCATTTCCACATCGGCGCGGTTCTGTTGGGCTTCGCGTCCGGCATCGACTGTTACACGCTTGGGTGGCACGGATGAAATCTTCCACCAGCCTTCGATGGGCGGCAGAAGACCGCGTGAAATCGCGTCGCCAATCACGTAGGTCCACACTGGCTTGATGAGTCGGCGTTCCAGGATCATCTGGCGAAACGAGAACCGCCGGTCAGCCTTGGCCACGATCAGACGCACGCCCGCGCCACCGATCTTGCTGGAATCTGCCGCGAACTCGAACGGGATCACACCGAGGGCCGCATCACGCCGTAGGTGCTCCAAGAAGCCGGTGAAGGTGGGAGACGGGCGGTTGGACTGGAAGCTCTCGATGGATTCGTCGGGTTTGAGCGCCACCAGCTTGCCGCCGACTATTTTCTGGAGCGTCAACGGGTCGCTCGGATCGTTGCTGCCCGCCGCGCCCCCGACAACGAAGTCGCCATTGTCGTCGATTTCACCCCGGGCGGTTTTGAGCACGCGGGAAATATCGGCGTTGTCCTTCACCGCGTGCTTTTCCAGCGCGAGGAGTTCGATTTCGTCGAGGACGTGGTTGATCGAATGTTGAATCGTCGGATGCGAACGAACACCGCCCGCCCATTCCGGTTCGTGGATGTGGAGCACCGAGGCGGATGGCAGGTCGCGGGATTTTCCGCTGTCCTCCAGGGCACGATAGAAGATCGGTGCGCCCCAGGCATCGAGGCCCACGCCGTCAATGGTTTCCTGTTTGCCGTATTCGTCGCCGATCCGGTGGGACTCGATCAACTGGATACGTGGTTCCCCTTCGCCGTCGCGGGTTTTGTGGATGAAATACTCGCCGTCGATGTCCATGCCCCGGCAGACGAGCGCCTGGCATTCCTCGAACGAAAACCGCCGGGTCACCTCGCAGCGGGCAGACCACAGGGAGAAGTATTCTTCGGCGGCGCGGTTCCATGTGGGATCGCCGGATTGCGCCTGGACGCGGATGCCGTCGCCGGTCGAGTAGATCGCCATGTTGGCGACAAGCTCCCTCACAAATCCGCTGTTCTTGTGAAGATAGCGTGCCTTGCGGACCAGTTCGGTGCGCACCGAAGAAGTCAGCTCGTTGCGGGCGTCGGTCGGTGATGCACCCGGCACGGAACCACGGCGGGGCGACCAGTTGGCGGCTTCGAATGGAGATCCCCACGCTTTCGGGACGAGGACGGGCGGCAGCCAACGCATGGCGATCTGTTTGAGGCTGGTCATTTCGGGAGATAGCCGGAGATGAAGGACGCGGCGGCGATGCGGGGTCTGCCGTAGGTGGCCGGGTCGAGAACCCGGAGCGCGTGGCCGCATTCCTCAAGCACCTGATCGACGGCCATGGTGAACTGCTTGGCGACCGAAGTATCTGCGTCGTTCCAGTTCATGATGGTTTTGCCTTCCAGCAGGAGTTCCTTCGCCCGCCGCTGGATGGCGAGCACCTCTGAAACTGTGAATCCGGTGATGAAGAGTCCGCGAGCCATGCACGGCGGCGGTTGTCAACGGATCACCTTCCGCGCCATGTGGCGTTATTGCCGCGAGTGTCGATGTGGACGAAGCCGGACGATGGATAAAGTCCCAGACCGCCGGTGAATTTCCCAGCCTTCCGCCATTCGATCAAGCGGTCATAGACGCGCTGCGGACTCACCCCGTCGAAGGCGATGTCGAGTGCCCTGAATTCCATGTGCTGGCTGAGGCCGACGCCACCCACGGTCCGGTTGTAATCGGGCGAGCGGTAGGAACTGAGAATCCGGCAAGGTTTGGCGAACGACTCGCGGAGTTCATCGACGATCCGCAAGGTTGGTACGATGTTCTTCCAGAGCGATTTCGCCGGGGGGCTGTTCTTCACGCCTTTTCGCTGCGCGGCGAAGTAGGATTCGAACTCGCTGGCATCGAAGTGGCGAAATCCTTGGGATTCGAACCAGGCGGCGAAGGCGGTGTTTGAAGCGCTCATGATGCATCTTCCGGGGTGTCAACGGCCGGTTCTGCCGCCGACTCGCGCCCGACGATCTTGAGCATGGTGGCGGCTGCGATCTGCATGGACTCGCAGTCGAAAAGGTGATTCGCCCGTGATCCGATCCGCTCCCACATCCACTTGCCGCCCTTCTTGATCCGGCGTTCGCTTTCCATCTGGGCGAGATATTCTTCGTCGATGTCGTCCGGCACCTCCCATACCGGGCCGTCATCCGGGTTTTGGTTCCGGCGGAGACGGGCGAGCGTGTCCTTGATGTTGAGGTTCGACCAGTAGAACACCGAGCAGTTTTGCCCACGGCCGAGAACCACCTTGCGACGCGGTGAATAGAAGCGCTCGATGGATTTCCGGCCCTTCGTCTTGTGGGTGAACGTCGCCCGCTTGTCGCCCATCAGGGCCGTCCATCCGTGAGCCGCACATTCTCGATAAACGTCGTAGGTCGCGTAGCCCGCGTCGATGAAGACGAGGTTCGGATGAACGCCGAAGCGTTCCTGCACGCTCTCCACGTCGGCGAACGTCAGGATCCGCTCGTTCCAAATCAGGCGGCTTGATCCGTCCTCGGCCCATGCGCGGACGACAAGGAACAAGTGGTCGAGCTGGCAGTCCACCGTGAGGATGCGGAGCGGGCAGGCGCAGGGTTCGCCGGCCGGGACCAATCGCCCATGAGAGTCCACGCCAGCCTCGCCGTCCCAGGTTTCGCCCTTCAGGTAGCCACCGGGAACGATGTCCAACCGGTAGTCCTCCAGATACTCGCGCCAGGCGACAGCGAGACGCTTTTGGTAGAACTGTTGGATCAGGCTCACGTCGCCTTTGCGTGCGGCGGTCTTGGCGCGGAGATAAAGTTCGGCCAGGCGGCCCCAGCTCATGGCGCAGAGGGCGTTCCAATGGAATCCGGAGTTTTCCTTGGGTGCGTTCGGATTGGTGGTGACGTAGCGGCCGGTGAGGTTGAGTTCCCTGCGGATGCGGTCGCTGTCGTCGAAGTAGTGGTTGCACGAGACGCAGTGCATCGTGGTGGTGTCGCGGACTTTTTGAAAATCCCACTCGCCGGATTCATCGCGGGCGTCCTTGCTCCATTCGATTTGCTCCCACTTGAACGGCTGGCGGTGGTGGCAATGCTGGCAGGCGAACGTCCACTCGCGCATGTTGGTGGTTTCAAACTTGCGGTGGGTGTCGTCGTCCTCCTCGCCGCCCTGGCTCATGAACAGGCACTTGCCGAGCCAGCCGAACGCGGTGACACGGGCTTCCGCCTCCGCCATGTGACCATTTTTGTATCTCCATGTCTCATCACAGACCAACCAGCGAATCGACCGCCTTTGAAGGTTGGTCTTATTGTTGGCTCCCAGCACCCACAGTGTCATGCCATTGGCGAAGTGGATCGTCGTGTTGCGCCGCTTGTGCCGGTTCGCGGGATAGAGCGCCTTCACAGGATCGCATTCGTCGAAGAGCTTTTGGAGGCGGCTTTCGCTTTGGTCTTTCGCGTCGTCGTCGGTCTGGTCGAGCCACAGTGTCGGGCCGGGATGGTTGGCGATGATGTGGGCGAGGCCGAGTTCACCGACGCTGGTTTTCCCGCTCTGGATCGCGGCGATGATGCTCACGATGCGGATCTTGGGATCGACCAGAGCTTCCATCGGCTCCCGCATCCACGGCGAGTTGGCCGAGCGGAAACGTCCGGGAATCGGCGAGTAGGGGATCGAGGTGATGTGTTCCTCACACCACTCCCAGGGGGGGCGGCGGTCAGGAGGTCGCCATGCATTGCGCCATATGCGGGTGAGTTTTTCGGACGCTGTCATAAAAGAAGTCGAAGTTGAGGCTCGGTGATTTTAGCCCCCTTTCGCAGGTTTGCTTTGGCCCACATCGGACGCATGTTGCTGAAATGGAAGCATTGGCGGACCTGAGACTCATTGGTCAGATCAAAAGCGCTGCATGGGATGATGTGATCGATGTGCCACGCCCTGCCGTAATTCTTCATGCTCATGCCCGGTTTGAATTGAGCCTTGATGTATTCGATGAATATCTTGAACTGGCATCCGATAAGTCGTTCGGAGCGATCTGGTTTAGTTAGCCCTTTGAGCAATTTCGCGATTCTTCGACGAAGTGCCGAAGCCACCCTATTTGATGGGTTTGAAGCTCTTCTCCTGCTCTCCTCACGTTTGCGGTCTCGAATCCGATCTCTATTATTTCGGTGCCAGCGACTGTTTTGTGCTGAAATCTCTCTCCTGTTTCGTTTCCTGTAGTCGTTGATGGAGTCGATCTTGCGGATGAAGTATTCCTGCTTCTGCTTGAGGATGCGTTCTTTATTCCGCTCGTAGTATGCCTTTTTGGCGGCCCTTTTCGTTTTGTCGTATGATGCCCGCCTTTGCGCGTTGTGTTTTTGGCGGTGTTTCTTCTGGTATGCGCTACTGTATTCGTTGAGGCGCTCCTTGTTGGCCAGATAGTAGCGCAGGTTCTTTGCGCGCGTAGGTTCGGCCGCTGTTTTCTCCGTCGATTCCACACCCGCCGGGGCGCGTCAACCTGACTCAGACTCCCCCTCATGGAGAATCGTCAACACCTCGTCGATGGCGTGGCGGGCTTCCTCCTGGATTCCGGTGGCGTCGAGGCCCGATAGAATCGGCGGGAGCTCCTGCTCGAATTTCTTGCGGAGCATCGACGTTGCCTGCGCCACGAGTTCGGTCCACGCCTGACGGACTTCCACGACCGCCACGAAATCGCCGCGCTTGATTCCGAGTCGCAGTTCCCTCTCTTCCACTTCGGCGAGCAGCTTGCGGGCTTTGAGGGAGGTTTCGATGTCGGCGGCATCCGGGGTCAACGGCTCGCCGCCCTTGAGATCGTTGCGACGCATGAACTCACGCCACGCGGCCACATCGTGCAGGCCGTTCGACGCCGGTTTCGGCGCGTCCTTGCGCTTTTTCCAGGTGTTGATCGACTGGCGGGTGATTCCCAGGATGGCCGCGAGTTCGACGTAGTTGGTCGCCGTCGTTGGAGCGGCACCGGTGCCGGTGGCCATGGATTGCAACATCGCCCGTTCGGTGCGGGTCAGCTTGCCGCCTTTTTGGACGCGACCCACCAGGTTGGCGAAGTCGCGGGAAAGCAGTTTTTTGGCGATGTCGGGTGATACGGCTTCCATCCGCAGGTTGCGGACACGTCAACCGGGCATCATTTTCGTTTCCGCTTGGGCTGGATGATTTCCAGCATCGCTTGAAGTCCGAAACCCTGCGGCATCGCCCGTTCCTGCTCCCAGTTCTCGAGGCTGCGTTTTGAAACCTTCAACGCCACGGCGGCATCGCGCTGGCTGTAACCGTTGCGATCCCTCCATTTGCGGAGCAGTTGGGCGAAGGTTGCGTGATCCATGAGGCTGTCCGCAGACTACGGATGAGCGTGGTGATGGTGTCAAGGTTGACGGCGGGGGCGATGGCATGAGCATTCCCGTGCATTGCGCCCATACCGCCCTCGTTGATCCGAACACGCTGAAACCGAACCCAGTCAACCCGAACCGGCACAGCGCCCACCAGATCCAACTCCTCGCGTCGATCATCCAGGAACAGGGCTGGCGCAATCCCGTCACCGTCTCGAAGCGCTCGGGCCTGATCGTCCGCGGTCATGGACGGTTGGAAGCGGCGTTGCTCATCGGCTGCGAAACGATCCCCGTGGACGAGCAGGACTATGCGAGCGAAGCGGAGGAACTCGCCGACTTACTGGCCGACAACCGTTTGTCTGAACTCGCCGAACTCGATGAAGACGATCTGCGGAGAGTGCTCAAATCCATCGCTGACGCCGACCCCGACTTCGACATCGAGCTGACAGGCTTCATGGAGGACGAGATCCGCAAGCTGATGGACGACGCGGGCAATCCCGAGGATGAACTCGAAACGATTCCCCGGATGGAATGCCAGGCATTCGAGACCCACGACTACCTCGTGTTCATGTTTCACGACCTGCGCGACTGGATGCAGGTGCTTCAACTCATGGGAGTGTGCGAAGTTGACTACTCGATCACCCGCAGAACCAAAAAAATCGGCATTGGCCGTGTGCTCCATGGAAAACGACTCATTGAACTCTGCCGCCGCGCCAGCATGGCCGGAATTCCGCCCGTTGAAGCTTCGCCTGGTGATTCTGTCCCGGAGTCGAAGCCGCTCGATCACCAGCCACAAGCTATTCCCGACGGCGACGCTGCTAGTCCCCGTAAGCGAGGCTGAACATTACCGTCACACCGGGCTGGAAATCGAAACCATCCCCGATGAGATCGCCGGCATCAGCGCCGTGCGGAACTGGGTGCTGCGGCATTTCAAGGACGACGCCATTGTCATGCTCGACGACGACATTTCCGCGTGCGTTTGCATGGTGTCCCTTCGGTGCCGGAAACTCTCCATCGCTGAAACCATTGCCATGCTGGAAAACTCGGCGTGGTGTGCGCGTGGGGCCGGGGCGCGGTTGTTTGGCTGGCACCAGCGGAGCGACCCACGGCTTCTGCAACGCAACGATCCATTCGGGGTGAACCACTGGGTCGGCGGGGCTGTCGGTGTGGTGCGCGACGAAAAGGGCGGCGTGCCGAAGTGGGACGAGCTTCTCAAATGCAAGTGCGACATCGACGCCACGTTGCAAGAGTTGATGGACAACCGGCTTGTTTGGAATGAAGCGCGGTTCTGCTTCGTCCAGGAGCGCGACAAGAACCTCGGCGGCAACAGTTTGTTCCGCAGCGAGGAACGAATCGCCACCGAGAAGCGATACCTCAAACGCAAGTGGAAGGCCCACATTCGGCTTGAATCTTACAAGAGCCAGGACCGGGTTTCGATGGATGCACCCCGTCGCCAGTCGGTGAAGCTGTGATAAATGGTGGCCCAAACTGCTTTCACCTCGTGTGCCAAACTGACATTCTAGCAGACGATGAGTTATCACTTACACACCACGCGCGGATACTCCTTTCCAGCAGTTTCCAGCGCAATGCAGAAGGCGATCCGGCGCGGTGACGCAAAGCTGGCCGGATACTGGGCACTTGAACTTTGGGCGAGCGGATTCGGCCAGTATGTCTGGCGGCGTCTGCTCACCGTGAGCGCGGAGGATTGCTGGGGAATCCTCACGGCGGAGGTCAAGGCACTGCACGACAGTTACACCGAGATCAACCGCAACAGTCCGGCGAAGGCACCCAAGGGCCGCATCTTCATCTCCAAGGCGGTGATCCTGCTTTGCCTCGCCAAGAAGAGCCGCGATCCCGACCACCTGCAAAACTTCGTCTATGACCAGCAGGCGGGCTTGGACCCGGAAACCCTCACCGATGAACTCGAACAGGCGGGCGAATACATCCCCATCCCTGACTACGCCTATGACTGCCACACGCCGCAGGGGCGCAAGATGGGCAAGACCAAAGCCGAGTTCTTCAAAGCCGAGCATGAGGCGCTCAATCCATTCATCCCCGGCCTCTTCGACGATCTGATTGATTCCTGATAAACCACCAACCCCGAGATCTTATGCCATACCAACTGATGAACCCCCGCTTCCCGATTGGGAGCACCTACGCCACTCCCGGCGCGCTTGCCCTGAACGTGGACCTATCGAAATACCTCCGCCGTCATCATTGTGGCGATTGGGGCGACGAGCTCTGCGCCGAAGACAAGGCGGCCAACGAGGACGCCCTCGAACACGGCACCCGCCTGCTGAGTTGTTACCGCACCGCCGACGGTGACCGGCTCTACATCATCACCGAGTGGGACCGGAGCATGACGACGATCCTGCTGCCCGAGGAATACTGAAGGTCGTCTGTTCAATCCGCATGCCACGGGTCCATTTTCGAGACTAACGGTAGTCTATCACACGCGGATGGTGGATGTGAGGGTTGACCATATTGGCATCCCTTGTGCGGGGGTCGTGAGTCCCTACGGCTGATTACGCGGCAAATCAGCGGGCTGAAAAATGGTGCGAATTGGCGTGCGGATGGTGCGCGACAAACGACGCGGGTGGCTGGCAGGAAGGAGGATGTCGGAACGCTCAACCCTCCGACCCACAGAACCATGAATGCCATCACCAAGCCAATGCTCGCCAGCAAGTGCGAGCGCCCCGACCTGCTCCCATTCCCCGTGCTCGCCACGCCCAAGCTCGACGGCATCCGCTGTCTCAAGCTCGGCGGCAAGGCGCTCACGCGATCATTCAAACCGATCTCCAACCGCTTCGCCCGCGAGTGGATCGAAGCCAACCTGCCCGACGGCGTGGACGGCGAACTAATGCTGCGCGACGGCAAGTTTTCGGAAACCACCAGCGCGATCGGTCGTCGTGACGGCACACCGGACTTCGTCTTCCATATCTTCGACTACGTGTTCGAGGGGCGGTTGGACGAACCCTATCGCCAGCGCGTGGCGGACCTCGACGGCCTGCTTGGATTCGGCGATTCCGACCCACGCTCGCGGCATCTGGTATTCGTGACGCCCACGCTGGTTCGCAATATGGGAGAGCTTGAGGCGTTCGAGACCAAATGCCTTGATGAGGGATACGAGGGCGTGATGGTCCGCACGCCGCATTCACCTTACAAGTGCGGACGTTCGACCGAGCGCGAAGCGTGGTTGCTCAAGATCAAACGCTTTGAGGATGCGGAAGCCGTGGTGCTTGAACCCTATGAAGGCATGACCAATCAGAACACCGCCGAACAGGACGCCTTCGGACGCACGAAACGCAGTCTCGCCCAGGCTGGCATGATTGGCCGGGGAGAACTCGGCGGGTTCATTGTCCGCCACCTCTCAACCGGCGTGGAATTCCGCTTGGGTTACAACCACGTCGTCGGCGGGATCGACCGGGTGACGCTCTGGATGGACCGTGAGTCTCTGATAGGCCGGGTGGTGAAATTCAGCCACCAGCCAAGCGGTGCGAAGGACGCTCCCCGGTTTCCGAAGTTCATCGGATTCCGCGAGGCATGGGACATGTGAATCCGCCCGGTCCTCATTTCGCTTTCGCAAACCTCATGCTGAACACGTCGGCAACCGCGTAGATGGTGACAACCATCCCCTCGGCAAGTGAGCATGTGAGGATGCCATGCTTCTTGAGCATGTTGGTCACCCATGCCCAGATAACCGGTTCGCCTTGCTGCTCCATCGATTCCAGCCAGCTGCCAAGCATTTGTTTCTGATCGGTCGAATCGTCGGAGTCGAAGGTCTTGAACCAGAAGATCGCCCGCTTAACCGACTCTTGAAACTCTGGCATCCTGACCGGTCTGGCTACCCCTTTGGAAATGCCCTCCGCCAGATACTGCATCACGGAAAGGAACCCGATCAGCTCGGTGATTTGGTCGTCGGTGGCACCATCTCTCGCGAAACTCACGAGCTCCATGAACATGACCTTCTGAAGCACGGCAAGTTCGTCGCACCGGGCATAGAGCGCCTCGCTGGTGGCCAACTTCATGTTCCTGCTGATAGCAGCCGCCATCTGATCCGGGGTGAGCTTCCGCATGCGGAGATGATTCCAGCGGATGAACCGGAAGCCTGTCAATCACGGTCCCGTTCAATCCGCATACCAATGGCATCTAACGGCGATAAATGGCCGACAAAAATGGTGCGAATTGGCGTGCGGATGGTGCGCGACAAACGACGCGGGTGGCTGGCAGGAAGGAGGATGTCGGAACGCACAACCTCTCCGGCATCCAGATCCACCTATGAAACCGCAAGATCCCCAAGCCGAACGCATCACCTTCGGAGTTGAACTCGAAACCACCATCCCCGCCATGTCCGGCATCGTTGTCGGCGGCTACCACTTCGGCGCAGCCGTGACCGTGGGAGCCGCCAATGGAACCACCCAGCACCTCACCGCGCCCACCTTCAACGGCAATCACTGGAAGGCTGAACGTGACGGTTCCATCCGCGCCATCCCGGGCCGCATGGCCTGTGAATTCGTCTCACCCATCCTCCAAGGCGGCGAGGGCGTCGAACACCTCCTTCAATTCGTCGAGTGGGCCAACGCCATCGGGGCGAACGTGAACGGCTCATGCGGATGCCATATCACCGTGGGCGTCGCCTCCATCATCGGCACGGACGACCCGCAAGCCATGAGCGAATACGGCCGCAAGCTCGCCCACATCGCACGGTGGCACGCCATGAGCCTCTACG